ATCTGCTTTCATTTTATTACCTACTGAACCGCCACCATACATATTCATTTTCTTAGCTGCTGCTCTAGTAGGTTTAGCTGCTTTCTTTTTAGCTCTCATGGCCTTCGCTTTTTCTAGCATTGCGCTTCTGCCTGACCTTTCATCTTTAACTGCATCAGCTTTCTTTTTATTAGGTGATGTGCGTCCAGCCATATCTTTTTGTTGCATTTGCGCTGTACGAGTTACCGCTTCATTTTGACCTTTATTTTTAGAACGAAGCATATTCATTTCAGTTTGAGTCATTCCTTCATAAGGATTTTTAGATTTAGAACCAGCTTGCATAGAAGTAGAAGGTATTTTAATAGATTGACCTACACTAATTTTATTAGCATTTTTAATTCCTGGATTTGCACCAAGCAATGATTTAAGAGTCATTCCATTCTTTTTAGCAATTTGTGAAAGCGTATCACCAGATTTAATTTTATAACCTGCCATTATTTTCTCCCTGTATAAACTGTACCACCGCCAGAGTAGTAAGTGGAAGGTTGACCCATAGGGCTTACTGCTCCACCTGCAGCTTTTTTAAGACATTTACCAGCTGCCTTACATTTTGCTGCTGTTTTGCAGCTTGGACATAGTTTCATAATAAACTCCTTAATAGTAAGAATAGGGAGACCCTGTTAGAGCCTCCCTAAAAACCTTAGTTAAGGCCGTAGATAGCACCACAACCCTTTGGATTGCGTACTTCAAGAGTGAATTCTTCAACCATCATTCCTTTGGTTGAGTCACCTTGCTGGCCTACGTCTACTTCCTGCATTGGACGCAGAGTAGCAATATTAAACCACATTGGATCATAAATCAACGCAGAAAAGTCTTTAACTTCAGTAGTCGCTGCAAGGTTTGCAGGAGTACTATTTGAGTTAATAAACTGAACAGCGTTTGATAGACCCATAATATAGTTAGGAACTACCATAATATCGCCAAAGTCAGACATATAAACGTCTACAGACTGACGAAGTTTACCATCGGCATCCATATTACGTCTTACGCCAGTATCACCAACCATTAGGTCAGAGAAGTCACGGCGAAGCTTTGGAGAAACCATAATACGAGTAGCTTTACCACCTTCCTGATAAATCTTCTGCATTACTTCATCAATATCAGACAAAGCAAGTGAACCTTTAGTAGGTGCTGCAGTAGTTGTCAAAGAAGAACGAATAGTAGCAGTGCCATCTGCAGTTGTTGCAGCAGCAGCCCACTGACCTACATAATTAACAGTTCCACCATCATTAATAAAAGCTTGGAAACCACCAGCAGAACGTGCATTAGAGTTCTGTGCAGCTACAGCAGCTGATACGTTAAATGAGTGAACCATATCATGCTCAACGTCACGACGAAGTTCAGTACCACGCTTTTTAAGTTGGTATGCATATTCGTCAGCTACGCCAGCCTGATCGACTGCGCGACGTGTGCCTGATACAGCAATAGTTTTACCATTAATCTGGGTATAGTTACCAAGACGAGTACGGTTTGGACCACTATGAGCAAATTTAGTGCCTACTGCAGGAGTTGCAGTTGCGCCACTAGCTGCTGGCTCAAGGAAGTCTTGACCTTCTGGAATACGGCTTGAGCCTGGAGCTTCCAAAACGTCTGTTTGCCATTCGTGATAAATAGCAGTAGCTTTTGTCTTACCAATAGAAGACAGGAAAGGAGTTTCATCACGAGTAATCATCGTAATGAAATCGGCAAGTGACTCACGTTGTGAGACATCTTTACCAGTTGAACGGGCTGGGCCTGCTGGACCACCTGTGCCACGTACACCAAGTACATTAGTCATTTTATTACCTCCAACGGTACTAAAGATTTAAAGAGCGTTGTGCAAGACCCCTTAAAAAATCCATTTGTTCCGCTTCAGTAGCATCTTCTGCAAAGGCACGATCACGAACTGTTTGTTCACGTTGTGCTTGTTTCTTTTTAACAGATGTGGCCTTTTTAACAGGCGCACGTTTAACTGAAGCTTTTTTCCGTTTAGCTTGACCAGAAGTAACCCCTTGTTTAAGACGTCTAAAATCGTCTACAAACTTTACAATAACAGGATCTGCAATTGTATCTAATATTTCAGGTGCAATACCTTCACTAATTGCAAACTCTCGAATAGCCATAGCTGTATCTTCATTAAAGTCTGGAATCATTTCAGGAATTGTTTTATTAAAATAATTAAGTTGTTCTGACCACTCTTTTTCTTGCTGTTCTTGCATTTGAGTTTGAACACCATTAAGTATTTTTTCTCTTTGGTCTCTAGCATCCCAATATTTTTTTTGAACTAATTCTCTTTTATCTTTAAGCTCATTGACTTCGTAAGTATCTCCGTCATCTCTTGCTTTTTGAATTTGTTCTTCAATATTGTGATACTCTTTAGCTAAACTTTGTTCTTGGGAATAAAGTATTGCAGAGCTAGCTTTAGCTGTTGTTTCAATTTCGCCTAGCTTGCTTTGATACTCTTCTTCAAGTTGTTTTCTTGCATCACCGAGTTCACGACCCTTCTTTGAAAGATGTTGTTCAGTAGAGTAACCTTTAATAAGATCACCAAAAGATACTGCAACTTCTTCGCCATCTATTTTAATAGCGACTTGTGCATCTAAGTCAAGATCATCAGCAGTATAAAAATCAGCTTCTTGGGTAGCGTCTTCCGAGGCATCCTCATCTTCTTCATTTACTTCTTCGTCTTCTACTTCTTCTTCAACTTCTTCAGTATCGTTTTCCTCTGACGCTTCGGGTACTGCTTCGTCAGATTCTTCCGTGTCTACTTCAGGGATTTGCTCATCGGGTAGAGATTCTTCATTATTTAAAAACGCTGTGGTTTTAAGAATATCATCCAGCAAAGCCGCTTCTGTTTGACTATCAGTCGCAACAGAGTCATCCAATTGGGTAGAGCCTGTGTTTGCTTCTGCCATCATTAAGCCTCCTTCTTAGGTTGCTTGTTAGAATTTATTTTTTGCTGATATTGTTTTTGCAATGCATACATTTCAGTTAATGTTGCAGCATTAAGTTTTGCTTTACCAGCACTTCTCATCGAATCATACTCTAGAGTGTTAATCATTTCATTAACATTATCTAAAAGTTTTTGATAATCAATTTCTCTCATTATCGTCGTCCTCTGTTATATGTGGAATGTTTTTACCGTACATTTCAAAGCTCATAAGCTTTTCTTTTACACTACCAAGCCCCATTGCTGCTGCATAAAGAAACTCTCTTGTTTTAGTTTCATGAGGATCAGTTTTAAGCCATTCTACAAAATAGTCTACTAATACTTCGCCATACGCTTCATCAAAGAATTCATCCCGTTCTCTAACTGCAAATTCACCTTTTAATAAGGCTTGTCTAGCTAGCTCTTCGGGATGAATTTTATGATTTCCGTAAGACTTTTTATTGCCCAGCCTCTTCTCGGCTGACTTGCGATACTTGTCCATTTGTTCCTTCTTGTTTTGGTTGTGGCATAATTATTTGTTGTGCCATCATTAATATTCGATCATAATCAGGATGCGGAGGAATTTCTGCGCCTTCTTTAACTGAACGAATAGCAAGATCTGCCCATTCTTGATAATGTCTATCAATAGATACTGCAAGCTGTCTTGCATTATCATCCATAGTATTTTTAGCTTGTGCTTGTGTATAACCTACATTTGCTTCTGCTAATGCAGTATCTGCTTCTTTTCTTCGTTGTTCAATTGCTTGAGCTGCTTGTTGAGCTTGAGTTTGTTGTTCAATTGCTTCAGCTGCTTTTTGTTTAAATTCATCTGTAGTATAATCTTCAAGAAAATCATTACTATCTAAATTCATTGCTTCAATAAGTTTTGTAGCTAATACTGCAGGTGCTGTTGGTTTTACAACCATGCCTGCTCCTTGTTGATTAAGAGAAGGCAATATTTCTGAACCTACCTTTGACAACTTTTGAACTATATTACCATTAGAATTTTCTCCAATATCAAGTAATATCTCAACATCCATTTTAGAAGGAAGTTCCATAAGATTAATAGAACCGTAAACACCATCTTGATTAAAATATTGTTTACCCTTCATGTTTCTTTTCATTGTTTCGTATATACCACCAATAAGCCGCTTGAATCCAGTTTCCGCAAATCTACGCGCGATATGCTGGATTCGTTTTTGCGCTGCTGATTGCACTGCGCTAAGCTTTTGTTCAGAATTACCTGAAACATAAAGCGTGTCATTTAGACCTTGTGCGGCCTTAGACATACCTGTTGCTTGTTCTTTAATAAGTTGTAAGTGTGTAAGCAACGGTACTGTACCCGTTGAGATAGTCTCAGGGGGTAATGCTTGTACTGCAGCTGTTGGATTACCATTAGTAGGAATAATTTGTTTAGGCTTCATATTTTGAAGCGCACTAAAATCAACTACGTTTGGATCCGCTAGCTTTGGTGAGTAATTTGTAAGGTATGTATTTTCTACGAAGCCACGCAAAATAGCAGTAGACGCTAATGTAGAGCTACGAGTAAAGTCTGCCATAGACAAACCATAAAACTCATGTGGAATATCAATAGGAACAATAGATGCAAGGGGAATCATTTCACAATCTTCTTCCCAAAGAATATGGCTTCCAGCAGTAATAATATGTTTAAGTTCTGCGATGCCATCACCATCCCTGTCTACACGTAACCATGATTCTGTAACAGTTACTTCTGAGTTTGCTTCAAGAGCATATATACCTTCTGAATCCATTCCTTGCCAGTAAGTTTGACCGACTACTTCTTTTCGTGCTGCTAACTCTTGGCTATATGGACTATTGCCTAACCAATTTCCACTTACACCGAGTTCTGCCCATACACTTTCATCTAAGTCATTTGCCCATTCAGGATAATACTTACGCAAATCAGATTTAGTCATATCTTGTTGAATAGCTACATATGCGGCATCTTCAATATCTTTTGCATCTTGACTAATTCTAAATGCTTCTGGTGGAACACATTCTAATCTAATTCTACTTTTATCAATCTTTTTTCTTAATCGAACATCAGAATATTTAATTATATCTGAAGTTGTATCGAGCGTTAGCTCGCCGACGATTTCTAAGTTTTCATCTGCAAGGATTTCGTCAAGCTTAGCTTCGTCAATTGATTCATACTCTTCAATTATATAGTCTGCGTCTTCAACATAATCCCAACGCACAACTGCATTTTTCCAAAGAAGAGAGGCTTTCATCCATGTTTGAAGAATTTCCCAGCCTTTATTTTTTTTAAATATACAATAATTAACAAGTGCTGAAGCTTCTTTAGCTGCTTTAAATGCTCCAGGACTTTCGTCATAAGGAACAAATCTAGCTAATTTACCATTACTTAAAAATAAATCTGATAATACTGCAGTATACGCTTCAACTACTTCTGTAGTAGACGTATCAACAATAGTACTTACGCCTTGTGGTTGTAAGTGTGCATGAGGTACACCTGCAAACTCATAAGTTGCTTTTTGACGCTCATGTGTAAGATCGCTACTGTTAAGCCAATCGCCTACGCTGTTAGCTACACCTGCTTCAATAAGGCTAATAAGCTGCTCATCGTTTACTGCTTCTTTATAACCTGCTTTAGCCATTATACTTTATTCCTCCCTGTATAGAGAGGTTTAGCATTAGCCATAATTTCAGAATTAAATCCTTTACTTCCTGGCTGGCTAAGCGGCACTTTCCTTTCTTCTTTTTTGGAAGTTTTTCTTTCTTTTTGTTGTATAAATCTTTTTGACATTTACCGCTCCTGGGTTAAAAACCACCTTGTGCTTTAGTGGCTGTTCCTAATTCAAATGTTTCTCCGTATTGGTTTAACATAATAGGAACTCTTCCTTTTAAAATATCACTCCAAACATCCACTAATACTACGTTTTGGTCAAGTCTTTTCTTTCTAGTTACAAATCTAGTATTTTCGTTATTATAGTCTTTAACTTTTTCAGTTATTTCTTTTATAATTTCTACCTTTTTATTTTCAGGATAATATTTAAAAGAAGGTAAACGTTCTGATAATTGATTTAAAACGTGTGCTTGGCGTGTTGTAAGATTTGTTTTTTCAGAAACTGCTCTATCTTTTTCTCGTTTAACTCTATTTATATTTGTATTTTCTATTTGTTTATCAATACCAAACATTTGAGCTGGAGTTCTAGAGCGTTCTTGCACTTTATCTTGTACAGATTGGTTTATAGATAAAGGTGCTTTTGCTTGAAATGCAGATGCAACTTTTCCCATTTTACCATTTTACCTTATTAGCCCAATAAGCTGCACTCATTGGTCCTCTAGCAATATCTTGTGCATGTCTAGCTTTCCAAGCTTTTCTGCGCTTAGCGTATGATTCGCTTTCTCCTTTCTTTTTAGGACTGCCAGAAACGCCTTGACTGCCAAATCTAATTATTTTTGGTTTGCCATTTGGCCCTGTAACT